TTATGCGTGCTTTTAGAGATCTACATATGCACGTATTATTTTTGTGCAAAGAAGATGTAGTCAACGATGATGGCATATTAAAACACGCACCAAAAATGGTTGGCACTAAGTTAGGTGAATCAATAACATACTTCTTTGATGAAGTGTTAGCACTGAGAGTTATTGATAGCCAAGATGAAGAAGGTAAAACTGTTTTACATAGATGGTTGCAATCTGTTCATTCACAAGGCTATAAAGCTAAAGATAGAAGTGGTAAACTAGAAAACTTTGAAAAGCCTGACATAACAGCCCTAATTGAAAAGTTAGGGTTTTCATTAACTAACGATATGGGAGAAACTAATGTCTGATTTCGGTGATGTAGAATTTTTTGATAACTTAAGTGAGATGCCTACGGGCGTCCCACTTGCACCAGATGGCGAACACAACGCTAAAATTATAGCTACTGATAAGCACAAATCAAAAGCTGGTAACTGGACTTTAAAGGTAACGTTTCAAATAGACGGTGGTAAATATAAGGATCACAATGAGTGGTATAACTTGTGGGCTACGGTTGAAGAACATAAACGTATAAGTACAGAACATTTTACTAGGCTTACTAAAGCTTGTGGTCTTAAGAAGTATCCTGAAGAGCATGGAAGCTTTGTTGGTAAAACCCTAACTCTTGATATGTATCAGAAAGAAGATAGTTTTAAGGGTGATAAGGGTGAAGAAGTAACGATGATGAAAACCAAAATTGCTAATTATCTTTTAGCTCAGGATGCAGATATGAGTCCACCACCAGAGGCAGTGCCACCATTTTAAGACGTAGCCTTCTCGTTACTAGGGGCCTTGTGCCCCTTTTTTTCTGCTATTAAACAAAACCTTTCGTCTTGCTTTTCTTTTAATACCTTTTCTATGTATTGAATGTGTTTGTCTAACTCTTCTATTTTCTGATCAATATTCATCTATTCTCCATAAAAGCATAAAACATAAGCAATAAAATACCTAATACAGCATAAAAACTCATGTCCATTATCTGTCCTCTAATTTGTTACGAGCTCTAGTAAGATACCAAATAGCCTTATCAAGATCCTGGATATTTGCATCTTTATGATCCGCTCTCCAGATGTACTTAATAGCTGCTGCCTTACAGTAACCTATAAATTGTTCAAATGTTAAAGCTGATTCTATTGCGTCTATACACTCAATAGAACCTTTTTTGTAGTGTGGTGGGTGATTTACGTTATCTGTCATTCTGTTCTCCAAATTCTATACATATTGTCTTCATCAAAAAGTCTTCTAGTTGTGCATTTCACACCAATTTTACTTGATGTAGTTCTTAATGATTCTATAGTTTTAAAGTCGGCTTTGATTGAATCTCCAACATCCATTTTATTTAAAATATCGACAAGAGTGTTATGTTTGTGTCTTATTGGTTTTATAGGTATATTTTTTTCTATTTTTAACTTATCTGTCATTTTGTTCCTCTCTATAAAAATTACCAGTATCTAACTCAACAACGTTAGGGCTATTGTATATAGTTGGTGTTTGACCAGCTAAGACTTTGTTATATGACTCTAAGTAGTCGCTAAGAAAGTTCCAACCTATCTCCATATCAGTATGATTCATCTTAAATACTTTGCTGGCATAGGGTGTTTTCTTTTCTTGTGCCACAAACACAAAGTCATGCACCTGAAAACCTGCACGTTCAAAGCCACGCTTATACCATGCGGCTTGTAGATCATACGAGAACCGCCTTACCGAATTGGTAAAACCCCTGACGGAACAATCACTCGTTGTTTTATAATCTACAAGCACTATGGCATTTTCCCCATGTGGTTTATCAAATGGATTTATAATTACATCTGCACGTGTTTTGCATAGCAAACCTTGTTCATACCAATACAAGGACACCTCGTAGGGTGAATCAAAAGTGCTAGGATACTCGTTTTCTGGATTTAGATAAGCTCTCGCTTCCGTTACTAAGCTGTTTTTCATGCTATATATGGTATCTCGCTCTTTTTCACTAATTACAGACAAACCTTTAGCTAGGCTTTCTTGTTTAAGTGCTTTGTTGGTATTGGTATACGGTGATCCTGTTATGGTAACAACATCACTAAAAAACGCACCCTCACCCTCTACGATCAAAGAATGTGCAGCAGATCCAAAATTTAATGCTGGTGTCTGCTCTATAACTTCTTCAAAGGCATGTAACTGGCTCTGACTAAATCTTCGTATGTTTGATGAAGATATGCCTGGGCCATTATGATAGAAATAGTTATCCATCTTAGGAAAGTAAAACGCATCACCTACCACTTTATGTGGTATGTCTTCTAACATATCTGGCAGATTCATGATGCTTTCCTAGATTTTTTTACAACATCTTTTGCATCGTTTATTGCATCTTGCATTAAATCTATAAGATCTTCTTCAAAACCCTCTGATTTGTAAAATAAAGCTATAGCAAGTTGATGCATTAAAAAGTATGAACCAAGCACAGGATCCATAACTTTCTTGTGCGGATCTTTTTCACATTTTTTTGCGTATTCAGTCAACATTTTTACTGTTAAGTGAAAAGCTACATCGTTGTTCTTTTTAAAATATTTTTCTGGATTCATGATGCCTCCCTGTTATTATCAAGTTTATCTATTTCTTCTTGCAGATCTTTAACTGCAACCCCTATTGTCCAGATAAGATAATTAATTTTATCTCTGGCTAATTCATCTTGTATGTCCTGTTTGGACTTTGGTTTTGTGAGTGAAATCATTTCATCAATGATATCAGACACAATTGATTTTGGTTTTGGTTTATCCATTACACTTCTCCATGTATATATATTGGTATATTATCATAAATTTATGTATAATGTCTACTATGCGTAACAAATAAATTATTGCAAGGAGAGAAATATGAGTAAATCAAACAACCTATACATGATGATGCGTTTATCTTACGAACAAGCTGTTGATGATTACAACAACAAAAAAGCTGATTCTGTATTAGCTGCATACCAAAAATACCATAAGATAAATGTTGGAATGGAAGCACATGATCCACAAGGCGATCTTATAAATTTTTATGATGAAGATAATGCTCGAGAATCAGCAATATGAAAGTATTAAGTTTGTTCGATGGCATGGCCTGTGGTCGTATTGCACTAGAACAATTAGGCATACCAGTAGAAAAGTATTATGCGAGTGAAGTAGACAAATACGCTATACAAGTAGCTCAAGCAAATTATCCAGACATTATACAAGTCGGTGATGTGTGTGATTTAGATCCAAAAGATTACATGGACGTGGATCTGATACAAGCTGGTTCGCCATGCCAAGGATTTAGTATGGCAGGAAAGCAGTTGGCATTTGACGATCCAAGGTCAGCATTATTCTTTGAATTTATACGTTTGCTAAAAGCCATTAAACCAAAATACTTTTTATTAGAAAACGTTAAGATGAAAAAAGAGTTTTTACAAGTTATATCTGAACAAGTATCAGCTTGTTATCCAGAAATAATATTTGGCATAGAGCCTATCTTTATAAATAGTTCGCTTCTTAGTGCTCAATCTCGTCAACGCTACTATTGGACTAACATATCTGGTATTCAACAACCTGAAGATAGAGGCATAATTTTAAAAGACATATTGGAAGATAATTTTAGTAGTGATAGAGATAAAAGCTATTGTATTGACGCTAATTATTCAAAAACTGGTGCAAAACCTCATCATTATAAGGATAAATACCGTAGGCAATTAGTCAATAAGCCTATAAAAGTAGGCATGAATGTTGAGGAAGTAAAGATAAGAAAGCATCAGGTAGACGAAAAAGCATTACAAAAACTGCTTAGATCTGCAAAAAAAGAAAGCAAAAAGACAATAAAAGATATATCAAAAGAATGTAATGTGCCTTTAACTAAGGCTGAACATTGGTTTAGGACTGATAGCAGTTTTGCTATACCCAAAGATACAGTGTGGATCAAGCTTAAATTTGTATTAGGTATTACAACAAATGAGTTTGACAAAGCTTTATTAGAGTTTGAATACAGAAATGGTGTCTATGAAAGCACACAAAGAGTTTACAGCGATCAAGGTAAATCACCTACGCTAACTGCATCAAATAAAGAGCAGATGATTGAAACTAAGCCAAAAATGGTAGGCAGAGATAACACACCAGGACATGACATACTGAAAAGAGTTTACAGTGAAGATGGTAAATCACCTACTATCACAGCTCATGCAGGTAAAGGCACAGTTCCAAAAGTAGAAACTAAACCAAAACAAGTAGGTGTTGCAGTAGATATAAAGGGACATGATCAAATTAAACGAGTATATAGTCCAGAAGGTAAGTCGCCTACAGTAACAACCTGTGGTGGTGGTCATAGAGAGCCAAAAGTAGTAACTGGTGGTGCTTTTCGTGGTAGAGCATACGATAAAGACGGTAAACG